GATAAGAACCCACTGGAATATTCTGAGAATTAGATAAAACTAAACCATCTTTGAAAGTTTTAAGATCAAATACGTGTTGATCCCCAGTGATCCTTATATATCTGGCATCTAATTGACCGCTATTTGTAATTTGATTAGTAAATATCTGTAATCCATTAAATGTTCTCATTTAATGAAATTACACTATTTTAAATTAATTTTTACTATGATATAATAGACTTGCTAGGTAATTTGTAACTTGATGTTCTGCTGCTATTTCTTGTATTTCGTTAACATTATCTTGATTTTTATCGAAAGGCTTTTCAATGTATTCTTCAATTTTAGAAGCCCAATCTTGTGGGTTTTCATTAGCTACAATTATTTCAGATATTTTTTCTGCATCTTCTTTTTGTTGATTGCTTAATTTTTTAACATTAAATTTCTTTCTAATAGAAGATTTCACTTCTTCTTCAAGATTTTGAGCTGCTAATATATTTTCTTTAATTTTAGTTACGGAAAAATTAGCTTTAGAACCAATTGGTTTTACGTTTTTTGTGGATTGAGGTATACCACTAGAGCCTGATGGTCTTCCAGCTTGATTTGCTCCTCCACCAATTACTGGTTGATACAGCCCTTGATCTTTTAATTCTCTAAGTTTATTCTGAGATTCAATAGATTCTTGAGTTGTTGGAAGTCTACCAGTTTGAATCGCTTGAACCCCTTCTTCTGGCGTAAGAATTCCAAGTTCAATAAGACGATTATATATTCTTGAATACTGAACGTCATCTTTTAAGCTAATATCTTCAAAAGCTGGTGTTGGAAAATTTTTAAATCCAAGATCTTTACTCATTCTACGTATTTCTGGTGTTAAAAATTCATTTATAAATACTTCTCTGGCTTGTTTTAATCTTTCAACGAATACTTGTATTTTAATACTTTGATTAGCAAATTTTTCACTGCCAATAAGCACATTATTTAATCCAATTTGGATATCTCTATCAACAACTTCGTATTTCTGTGGTCCAATAAGATTTCCAATATCTGGAATTACAAATTCTGCTTTTGTTGTATAATCTGCAATAAGAACTCTGCCAATACTTTGATTTTCAAAAAGATTTTGCATGGCCTGAAGATTTTTTTGATTTACTCCGCCTTTATCTGGATCAGTTCCCATTGTTACAAGTAGGACAGCTTGCTGCATTGTTCTTGTTACTGCCATGTCCATTTTTTTCATTTCGAGTTTCCAATTAATATCATCAAGTACTGGAAATCCCATCGGGATAGATAGTGGTTCATAATCTTGTTTTTTATAAAAAACGGCTGCAAGTCTCTTTGGATCAATTGGTAGTAAAATATAAGAATTATTTTTACTCTTAACTTGATCCTTAGTTTGTTGAGGTAGAGATTCATAAACTTCTTTGTCTTCATCTGTTTTAGGATCTCTTAATCTTTCTAATTCATAATCACTTAAGAGTTTATAATAAGTATTAAATGCATAATTCACTGTACCACCAACATAAACATCAGCTGGATTAATAATAGTGTATCTCGCTGGAAGTTTAACTGCTCCATCTTGAGCAATTGATTTTAATTTAGAACCAAATGTTTGAGTAACTCTAAGCAACTGCTCTGGACTTAAAGAAGTATCAAATCTATAAATAAATACATTCCCCCCTCGATAATATTCGCGAAAGAATTGATCTTGAAAACTAGCAAGATTAATTTTCTTAAAATAAGCTTCAAAAAATTCTCTAGCTTTTTGACTGCCACCACTCAAATATATTGGGCTACTAGAAAATTCTGTCATTAAATCAATAGTATTTCTGAAAACTGCAACATTATAATAAGCTTTTTGGCAAAGAACAATTGCATCACGAACATCTAGAGTAGAAAGATTCTTAACATAATTTGAATATCTAAAAGGAATTATTCCAGTGTCAATATTAGTGAATCTATTAGTTTTTTCTATACTAGAAGAAGCGTTTCTACGCATGCCAGTTGTTGCTGCTCTTATTTCTGACATTTTAATTTTTGTTTTATTTACATCGCTACCATATACCATAAGTGGTGTTGCCTCTGATACTGGTATTCCTATAGAAGCCTTGATTTCTTGAATTTTTTTTGTTTTTTTGCTCATTTAACTTGGATATTACACTTATTTTATCATTATTGGAGAGAAAGTCTGGGATATTTCTTCTTTTGGTGCATTTATTATATCATTATAACACTTTAAACCCCAATTTACTAATAAAAGTGCAGAATAATTGTCTTTTCTCGCTTTATTTGCTGAAGAACTTCTTTTTAAATGTTGCGGTAAGTCAAATGATTGAGTACCTCTAGCTGTAGATGAATGCTCTACTAGTGTACATTGTTTTTTAGTTTGGTATATAAAATCATCTTGATTTTCAATAAAATCTAGAGTAGACCAGTCTTTTTTTTCTTCTGTTTTCATTAATTCTAATGGAATACTTTGAGAAAATACAGTTTCAAAGAAGTTATCGTTGGCACAGGTTTTGCTAGCAAACCATATTTTCTTATAATCAATAGAGGCTTGCAGATGTTCGTTTGCTTTACGAATGAAATTACTAGTGAATACTTGATTAAAGGCTATTTTCTTAGATTCTAAATTATAACTATTCCTAACTTTTCTAACTTCTTGATCGTAATCTGTTCCTTCTAAATCAGAATTAAATTCAAAAGTATTAAGTATCAGCTTATTGCTTTTAAATAATTCAGATTGATTACAAGCAGAGAGAAATACGTCTGCTCCAGCATTATCTAAAATCATAAATACAATATTAAAATTAGTCATGATATAGTATAAATAATTTACATGATTTTTTAAATTTCCTAATCCAGCATAAGTATGAACTAATGTGCCTGTTTTAGTTTCTTCGTCAATCTCTATTACCGCCATAGCAAAATAATCTGCATTAGGACTATCACTCATATTGGGATCGATCCCAAGGATATATTTTTTTCCAGGAGTTCCTTTCATCAAAGTATGTGGAGTTTGACCGTTTGGAATAGTGCAATCTTCCATTTTTTTTGCACTAAAATAACTATCGCTACCATCGATGAATCTCGCGCAATATTCTCTCAAAAAACTACTATGACTTGATCCACCATTTTGAGCTTCTTCAATAATTGTTTTATCTATCATCTCTAGCGGTAAAGCTTCATAACTTAATTGAGATACAAAATAAGATGCTTCTGTATTTTCTTTTGAATAAATTTTTTCTATCCATTCGTTATATGTTTTATAAAGGTTTTCAAATGTATAACTTGCAGAAGAAAGAGCTATCATTTTACTATTATTTTCAAAAACCATCCTATCTTCTTCTTTCATTGCTCCTTCTCTAATTAAAGTATCTTCCATTTCTCTAATTTCCATTCGTTCTTTCATGTTCTGTGGGGCAACCAAGAATGGCATCAATACAGTTTTAACAATATCTTCTGATAGCAAAAGAAACTCATCGAGGACTAATACATTAGCTCGAAATCCTCGAATTTTTTCTCCGCTTAATGGAATGGCGACAATACTTCCACCATTAATTGACCATTCATATTGATCATTTCTTTTGCTTTTTGAACCAAAAGCTTGTTGAAGAAGCTCTGCGCCTTTACTATTTACAATTTTTTCTAGATTATTAAATATGAATCTAGCTGTTCTAAAAGTTGGTCCTGCAATTAAAATTTTAGTATTAGGTTCAAAAACACATTGAAGAAAACAAAATACGCTTGCGATAAAACTTTTACCACAACCCCGACCAAATACGCACATACTAAAATTTCTATTTAATAAACCTTTAAGATGAATTTCTTGGTATGGTGCTAATTTAATTCCACTTATAAGTTCAGTAGTAAAGCCTAAGTTAGCTCTTAAAAATTTAGCAAGAGAAATTTTTGCATCTTTATCATTAAGAATACCTTTAAGATTCATTAATTCTGTGTTAATGTCTGGATAATCTTTTTTATATTTATCTGGAGAGTATATCATAATAGTTTTAAATCGTAAGCTAATTGAAGATCTATTTGCCTATAGAAGCAATTTGATGTAAAAATAGACTCAATCACTCTTGTCATTTCTACTCTTCCATCTACAAAAAGAAATTGTAGATTATCATAATTTTGTAATAGCTCTCTAACGTTATGAAATATATATTCTGGAGTTGCTTTAATTTTTTTACTGATATGCGGAAGATATTGAAAGCTAAGTGCGTTAGATAGTTTTTCTTCAACTACAACAATCAAATATGCTCCACTTTTCTTCGCTCGATCTATTTCATTTTTAAATCTATCAAAGTTTTTAACACTCAATGTGCTAATAAAATCACTTAAGCTTTTTCTTTCTATAAAGCATTTACAATTATCATTACTGCAAGAGTAGTCTCCAAACGGTAAGGTCTTGATCTCAAACTTTGTATCAAATTTCAACCAGCTTTGTTCTCTTGTATCAACATATATTATTGATTTCTTGTTTAATTTGTTTTTAAATTGATCTGTTATATTATTTGGATGAATGAATCTATTTTCTAGCCCTAAAGTTGAGCAAACATCATAATAATCATCAAATATTTTATTGTAGAAAAGTATAGATGGTGCCATAATTGTTCTTAACTCTACTTGAGAAGGACTATAAGTTAAATTTTTTTCTTCTTTTCTTTTGGATAATAGTTGCTTGCAATATTCTTGGGCTTTTTCAATCGGCTGTTGCTTAAGCCATTTTTTCATATTATTCTTATCATTAAAATCACTATTTAAATACTGATCTTTGGTTTTAAAATTAATGAGTTCATTTGTTAATAAATCCCGTCTTTCAAAGTACGTTTGGTAATATTTAACTTTATTCAAACCGTAACCCTTGAGAGACATGTGTAACGCCTTTTCACTTGTAAACTCTTTTCCGTCTACTTTACATATAACTGACATAAAATTATCCGTTTAAAATATCGTCTTCTGATATTCCAAGTATTCTAGCTTTTAATTCATCCATTGTGCCAAGCCGCTCGATTTCTTTTTTGATGCTATTTTTTCTGAGCTCTGCTATTTTTAATAGTTTTTGTCTTGATTCTTCTTGCTTCCACATTTCAACAAGATTTAAAATGCTGGCGTTTTCTTTGACTTGTTTACTAAGTCTTTCGCTTCTTTTAACTTTAAGATCTTGTAGTAGTTTTTGTTGACGATTAACGCAATCATTGTATTCTTTTCTAGCTGTACTACTAGCTTCCACTACTGCCATTGGAATTTTACCATCTTCTTGAGTTGCTATGTCTATTTGATCTTGGAGTGCCGTAATTGTTTGTTGAATACTAGAGGATATTACTACTTCTGTAGCTAATACGATATACTGATCTACTTCTTCTTGAGTTAAATCGCTTTTATCATAAGTATATCTAACGAAACTGCTTTCAAAAAGATCTCTATCATTTTCATCGCTATAAAGATTAATTTGATGAGTAAACCTATAAGTATTCATATAGCCAATTAAAGAATTTACTTCTTTTTTTTGCCTTGGAGTAATTTTTTCTTTGTCAATTCCATCTAATATATATTTATTAATTTTAACAACCATTCTTTCTTCGCTTCGTGGAGCTTTGTAAACTTCTGTAGCAGTATTTTCATTTACATCATTAAGATATTTAATATTGCTAGGTATAGTTTTCATATAATCAAGAATGCTTCTAGTTTCTTGACAAAGATTTGTTAATGATTCATTTTTAAATAAAATTTTAGCTATTTCAATTCCTGTCATTGTAGCGCAATTATTGCTAATATATTCTTTTTGATCTTCTGTTAATTCTATAAGGCCTTTTGCTTGGTATTCATGACTCTTTCGTGGTTTAATTTGCCTTGCTGCTAAAAATTGTTTAACAGCTTTTCCCTCTTTGCTTCTTCCGTCTAGATCATCTCTATTAAACGCTAGTTTAACTAATTCTGTTAATGATGGTGGATTATCTGGTCTGTTATTCCACTCTTCTAATAATTTTAATTGTTGATCTTCTGTTAATTGTGGTAAATCGTCACTCATATCAATTTAAATCAATGTCTCCATTATATAAATGCTTTTTAACTTTAATCATAATGGATTTTTTTAAATTTTTAACTTGCTTGTATCCTATTTTTCGATTTTTTTCAGTTGTTTTATAACCCATTAAAGAAGCTGATTCTTCTTCTGATTTATGTTGAATATAATATAAACTATAAAATCTCCATTCTATAGGTTTAAGTATTTTTTGCATTTTTGCATGAATATTTTTTGCAGCTTTATCTATATCAATATCATCTTCAATAATATTATGAACTTCTTGGGTGTGATTTTCTAGGGTTACTGCTAATTTAATATCATGAGCTGACTTCTTACTCTTTTCCCATTTTGCATATAGTGGGCATTTGTTGCATTGATTACCGTATATATTACATCCATCTTCATTTTCTGCCGCAGCACATTTTAAACATGGTCTTGAATAATTGCCGTAGTTATTTCTTATTAAATTTTTTATTTGATTACTAACAATCCTATTTATCCATGGGGCAAGAGGTTGCTTTTGATCGTACATTTTCCATTTTTTAAAAATATGTATTCTTAATATTTGAGCAACGTCACTAAAATCCATCCATGCAAGAGTAGTA